GGCATTTCACTATCTGCCTGAGGATTCAATCTGTACTTATCCAAAATTGTATGCAGGACATTATTACCAATAAGTCCTAGCCTGCCAATAATATAACAAGCACCAACTGACGGAAGAATTTCATCTCTCACTGGATTGTTAGTTTTAGATTTAATCCAAAAACGCGTTATAGCTCGCCTCAACGACATATCTCTTTTCCTAATCTTCCTGATAATGAGCATGACCAACATGACGGAAATTTTCCAAAGATTACCACCCTGTATCCAACTGTTAGGTTTATATCTATATACCATATGTAAAAAAGTAAGAAGAAAAGTGGCTAAAGCTGGTTGTTTAGACTTCTTTGCGAACTTAATGAACTTTTTCAACATCAACATTACCCGAACATAATCTGCATATGATATTTTGTTCAAAATGTGTCTAACCAACCATGACGCTGGAGCAAAGTTTGTGGCTACATAAACAAAAGGAAATACACCTAGCAAATTACGGTATGAGAAAGTGTCATACTTCATGGCGAAAAAAGACAGCAGGGATACAAATCCAATAGTGTCATCTGCTCGTCTGACATATTTCGCATATCCAAATTTCTCATAGAGATATTCCATTACTGGTGTTGCCTCAATAGTTCGAGGCACCCACATTTCCCAAGTTAACAAGCCTTTTGCGTAAGCTAAATCCAGAAGACGAGAAATCAATTTTGAAACGAAATTCCCACACTCTAACGAGAAACCAATACTCAATTTGTTGATATACTCTACTACACCTTCGTAACCACCAATCAAATAATTGACAATAACACTTTCAAATGTAAGCTTCAACGTCTTTTCTACATTCACAGTACTGGTATACTCGAAAATGAATTCATCAACAAAATCATACACATTCTTCGTGCCTGATTCAGCATTGACACTCCTACAATTCAGACAAAACTTATCAGTACATCTAATGATTCTCTTTGGTTGCCTTTTCATTTTTGTCTGTTCCGCGGGAATCCTAGAACAATTTTCACACGTTACTCTCGTAGTAGCAAGACACTTCCTGCAAATCCTGATTTGATCATTTTTGTCATTAAGACATACATACAAACCTGTAAGATCACATTTAAAACTACACAATGAACACGGGTATTCACCTGGAGTAGTAACTTTTGGTATACGCCCAAACTTTGAACGATCAACTATGAAGTATTTGTTCTTAGAAGAATCCGTAACATTCAAAACTTCCGGTACGCCATCTCTATCAACTGAAAGCTCGTCTTCATCATCTTCACTCCTGAAAATTGTCACAGAATCTTCATCATTTTCATCATTACTGTTACCTGAATGTGGTCTTGCACATACACAATGTTCACAAACAATATTACAACCTGGACACAACTTTATTTCAGGATTACCTGCTGCTACTAAAGATCTCTGTAGATCAAACCACGATTTACTAACTTCAGTCAAGTAAGCCAAAAGTTTAGCAATGCCTATCTGTTTCATTTCTTCACCTCGCCAAACAACTGGTTCGAAACAATAACTATCAGGAGTATGCAACCTGTAAACATCATCGACATTATCAGCATAAACAGTATTTTTCTG